ACAGTGGTGATATCGAAGGTGGCGAAGAAAGCGATCTGGCAGCCCAGATCGAAGACCTCGAAGCTCGTTTTGACGAACTTCAGTCCAGTTTTGACGCCCTAAACGGCGAAGGTGCGGAAGCTCCTGAAGGCGACGATGACCTGGGTGGCGACATCGACGGTGACATCGACGGGGAAGAGGTTGATGGAGAAACTGCTTCTGCTGATGACGCCGAAGGCGAAGAAGGCGAAGAAGAAACCACTGAATCCGCCAGCATTTATGGCGAAGAAGATGTGTTTGAAGAACTCGACGCTCTGCTTGGCGCCGACTTCGATGATCTGACCGAATCGGCTCTTGATGAGCTTGATACCGTGAAAGTCACGATGTCTGACGCTGAAATCGGCAAGGGTGGTCGTGTGACTCAGAACAACGTGTCCCCAATGCCGTCTCACCCAAAGGGTGATCGCGCAAACAAGGCAAAGCCTGTTGAGGTTAAGTCCTCCCAGCACTCCGGTTACGACCGTGAGGCTGCTCCTGGCACGAAGAGCGGAACTGGTGCTACCAGCCCGCGCAACGTGAACAAGTCGGCTCCAACCGGCACCAAGGTATCCAAGGAAGGTGACAAGTCCGCAACGCTGAACTCCGGTAAGGGTTTTGGTGCTGAGAACAATAAGTCCCCTCTGAATACCATGGGTGCAAAGAACATGTCCAAGTAAGGGGAATTGATCATGAAGACCAAGCTTCTTGAAACACTCACCCCAGATCAAACCCGTATGGTTGTTGAAACCAAGGAAAACAGCACTGGTGGTAAAGACCTTTACATGAAGGGCATTTTTATCCAGGGCGGTTGCCGTAATCATAATCAGCGTGTTTATCCGGTCAACGAGATTTCGAAGGCTGTGGATCAGATCAATGAGTGCATCCGGCGTGGTGAAAGCATCCTTGGGGAAGCTGACCACCCGGAAGAACTCACCATCAACTTGGATCGTGTGAGCCACGTTATTACTGAAATGCGTATGGATGGGAATAACGGTCTTGGAAAACTCAAGATCATCCCAACTCCAATGGGCAACATTATTCGTACTCTTCTGGAATGCGATGTGAAGCTCGGGGTTTCCTCTCGCGGCTCGGGTAACGTTGATGGCAGTGGTTATGTCTCGGATTTCGAGATCATTACCGTAGACATCGTGGCGAAGCCGTCTGCGCCTGAAGCTTATCCGCGTGCAGTGTATGAAGCACTGAACTACGCAAAGCGTGGCGTAATTGTTGAAGAACTGGCGGAAGCCGTTCGTCATGATCCAAAAGCTCAGAAGTATCTCCGTGAGGAACTGCTGGGATGGATTAACTCTCTGAAGTAATTTTGAAGTAGGAGTAGTCCCATGGATAAAGAGAACGAAATGTTCAAAATGCTTTCTGAAGAAAATAAAAAGGTAATTCAGGAAGCTATTGAACAAAAAGTGAACGAGGCGCGGAAGAGCCTTCGCGAAGAGGTGGAAACCGAAGTTCGCGAAGAGTTTGCCCGTCGCTATGACCACGACCGTGGTCTTCTCGTTGAAGCCATGGACCGTATGCTTACTGACTCCATCAAGTCTGAACTGGAAGAGTTCCAGATGGATCGCAAGGCGGTTTCCCGCCAACGCGAGAAGTTGGACAAGGCTGTCAAAGAAGCAAAGACACATTACCGCAGCAAGTTGAAGGAAAAGGTTGATCTGCTCAACTCCTTCGTCTTGAAGCAGCTTTCTGAGGAAATGGCTGAGTTTACCGATGACCGCAAGGCTGTCGATGCTCAGCGTGTCAAGTTGGCTAAGGCTGTTGCCGAAGCCAAGGCACTCTACAAGAAGAAAGTGTCTGAGCATACCGCTGTGCTACAGGGCTTTGTCCTGAAGCAGCTTAAAGAAGAAATGGATGAATTCACTCAGGATCGTCGTCTTCTGCAAGAACAGCGCGTCAAGATGGAGAAGCAGCTTCGCGAAGCCAAGATTGGCTACAACAAGCAGCTTAAAGAACGTACCAAGGCACTAGAAAGCTTCGTATTGAAGCAGTTGACCAATGAAATGAAGGAATTCAACGAGGACAAAAAGCAACTCGTGGAATCCCGTGTCAAATTGGTTGCTGAAGGTAAGAAGAAGCTGGAAGAGTCCCGTAGCGCGTTCATCAAGCGTGCGGCCACCCTCGTTGAACAAACTATCGAGTCCACCCTGAAGGCAGAAATGTCCCAGTTCCGTGACGACTTGAAGGCTGCTCGCGAGAACAATTTCGGTCGTCGTATTTTCGAGGCTTTCGCCGCTGAATACATGGCGTCGTACCTTGCAGAAGGTACCGAAATTAAGAAGCTTCAGCACGAGAAGGCTGGGGTGGAACAGAAACTTGCAGAGGCTATTAGTGCCGTCAAGAAGCAGCAAATGGTTCTTACGGAAGCTAAGTCTCGCATCAAGAAGGCAGAAGACAATGCATTGCGTACCAAGGTACTCAATGAATGCCTGAAGCCGCTGGCGCGTGATAAGCGCGTCATTATGGAAGAACTCCTTGCAGATGTTCGTACTGATAATCTGAAGGATGCGTTCCACAAATACTTGCCGTCTGTACTGGGTGAGACCGCTGGTCCGCGTAAGGATGGTCGCAAGAAACTTGTCGAAAACAACAGCATTCCGCAGCGCAAACCTGTTGCGGTCACTGGAAACCGAAACAACCGTCTTACCGAAGCTTCGCTGAACGAAAAGACCGATACGGCAACATTTGATGCCGAACTCGATCAGTTCAAGATGCTCGCTGGTATTAAGATGGCAGGTATTTAATAAGGAGATAGGGAACATGTCGAAGCTTTTTGAATCACACTGGAAGCAGACCCGCGATGCTCTCTGCGAGGGTCTGACCGGTAATAAGAAGAAGGTCATGGAAGTTGTTCTTGAGAACACTCGCAAAGACCTGATGTCCAAGACCCCGATCTTGGAAAACGCCACTGTCGGTGCTACCGCTACTGGCAACATCGCAACTTTGAACAAGGTTATTCTGCCGGTTATTCGGCGCGTTATGCCCACCGTCATTGCCAATGAAATCATTGGTGTGCAGCCAATGACTGGTCCGGTCGCTCAGATTCACACCCTGCGTGTGCGTTATGCCGACACGATCCCTGCGGTTGGCGGCGGCGTGACTGCTGGTACCGAAGCTCTGTCCCCGTTCGACATTGCTCGTTTCTACTCGGGTAACCAAGACCCGAATAACCCGAAGGCTGCTCCGACTGCCACGATGGAAGGTGTTCCCGGTCCTCGCCTGAACATCCAAATCCTGAAGGAAACCGTCGAAGCTAAGACCCGTCGTCTGTCCGCTCGCTGGACCTTCGAAGCCGCGCAGGACGCACAGGCTCAGCAGGGCATCGACATCGAAGCTGAAATCATGGCCGCTCTGGCTCAGGAAATCACTGCTGAAATCGATCAGGAAATCCTTCAGAGCCTTCGCGCTCTGCCGGGCACCCCGACCGCCATGTACGACCAGGGCAACGTCTCTGGTACCGCCACCTTCGTTGGTGACGAACATGCCGCTCTGGCCGTTCTGATCAACCGTCAGGCAAACCTCATCGCTGCCCGTACCCGTCGTGGTGCTGGTAACTGGGTTGTGGTTTCCCCGACTGCGCTGACCATTCTTCAGTCCGCAACCACCTCCGCTTTCGCTCGTACCACCGAAGGTGTGTTCGAGGCTCCGACCAACACCAAGTTCGTCGGTACCCTGAACAACTCCATGCGCGTGTACGTGGACCAGTATGCTTCCGACAACACCCCGGTGCTGGTCGGTTATAAGGGTCCGGGCGAGATCGACGCTGCTGCGTACTACTGCCCATACGTGCCGCTGACTTCTTCGGGCGTGATCATCGATCCGCGCACCTTCGAGCCGGTGGTGTCGTTCATGACCCGTTATGGCTACATTGAACTTACGAACACTGCCTCTTCATTGGGCAATGCCGCGGACTACCTTGGGTTGGTTGGTATCAACACATCGAATCTCAAATTTTTGTGATTTTATTCCTACTGGAGTACGAGAACAAAAGGGAAACGGCGCCTTCGGGCGCCGTTTCTTGTTTATTCAAATCTAACCCAGATAATCAGCCGCGTTACCCAAACCATTGTATTTCAAGTAATAATTAAATTGGCGCTCGAATTATTTTGA